ATTCTTTTATAGAGATAATGCAATCTTCTCTAAAAGGATTTATATGTACCATTATTTAACCTCCATAGCTTTGTTATATTCTTCCTCTAATTCTTTTTCAATTTCTTTCCATTCTTCAGGCCATCCTAAATATGGTGAGTTATGCTCACAACTAAATTCGTTAAATGTCCAGTAAATACCTTCTTTAAAGACCATTGAAAACATTTGTTTAATAGGTCTAGCATCTGCTTTCGCTAATGCTCTAATAGCTTTTTGTTGTACGTTTGATAAACGTAAATTTGATTCATTCATGATTAATTAATTGTATAATTATATATATTAGTATATACTATATTAGTATACTAATCAACTCTAATTCGCCTTTAATGTCTTTTATTAAAAATTTGATTCATAATCATGACATTCATAATAATGAAGAACTTCAAGCATTCATCAAACATCAAAAATTATCTCAAAATAATGAGATAACCTCTAATAATAACGATATGCTTTATAAATTATTATTCTTATTACTTTTAAAAACTAGGCTATAGCTAGTTTTTTATTTCTATTAATAACTTTTAAAGCTTCAGCACTTAAAGTATTTTTTTCTTGCATCCCATGTAAAAGAAGTGCAAAAGGTTTATCTTTAAAGCAACAACTATCATCTTTATCTATCTCTAATCCTAGTCTTATAGCTTCTTCAATTGAAAAAACTACCTTACTATATCTCTTGAAGTATCCTTGATCAATTAAAAAATCATATTTACCGCCATAACTAGCAGTTAAATAAAAATTATTAGGTAAAAAAGTTTTCATGAAAAATTTAAGACTTTTACTATAGCAATAGAATTTTATTTCTTTATTAAATCTAGCTACGTTTAACCATGATTCTAAGTATAACGGATGATAAAAATCACCGCTTTCATGTACTCTAAATTTATTAATATTCTTTTTATTAGCTAATAAACTATCGTTAATAAGGTTTGATAACCCGTCTACATCCTTTTTAACTACATAATTATTAATTAAATTATAATTGTATCTTCTACTATTAAAAACGTTAGGATAGCGTAATTCTTCACTAGCAGCAAAACAAGTAAATAAACTCTCATTACCTCTTTTTAACTCTCTCTTATTTGTTTTATCATTCATAATTGTAAAAGCTTTACAACTGTTAGCACCTGGGCAAGTCATACCAGCTGGTAATGATATTATGCCCGTTGTTTTTGGTAATTTTTTATTACCTTTACTAATTTTTAAGAGATTCATTTTATATGACCTCTTTTAATATTCTTTTTTAATTCATTGAATTTTCTTGATTCAATAGGTGATAAACCGCAAAAATAATTCAAAAGGTTATCATCATAAGCTTTAAAAAGCTTTTTAAGACTTTTTTTCATTGTTTTAATTAATAAAATTAGTTTTAATTTGAAAGTAAATACTTTCATAAAAGGATGTTTTATACATCCCTTTAAGTAAGTATTATTTTTTTATTTAATCCATATGGTCATATTCTTTTATTCGCCCATCCCATCCATCGATTAAACCGTGATGTTTCATATAGCAATATTCCTTACCAATATCGTTTTTAAATTGGTGATCTTTACCCCATGTATTACGTTTTAATCTAAATTCACCACCATGAGTCTCAATAGGTATTACTTTCTTATCAATAACTCTTACTAGTGGGCATTCATAACCTTTCTGGTTACCCCATGTTTTTCCCCATTCAGTATTTAATCTTTGACTAGGTATTTCTTTAAACCATACATAATGATCACTTAATCTAGTCACTAAATAAAAACTATTCCTAGTTGTATTCCAACCCCATGACATATGACATATACAACCTTTATAAAATTTAAAAGGTTTATCTTCATTCAATGGAACTGTTTTAAGTTCACTAATGAGTTTTGACTCATTAATAATTGCTTCATTCATTTTTTTAATTAATTTAAGTTGAAATTAAAACTATTTATAAAAAAATAGTTTTTTATAACTATCTAAAATTAGATAGCTATAAGAAAATATTTTTATTTATAATGTAAATAATAATCTTTATCTAAATCTAATTTATTAAAATCTTTTTTAATCTCATCACTTAGCATCAAATCTATACCTATAAAAGATTTATTTTTTTTATACCAACTAACAACTTTAAAAAGTTGTTTTTTAAATTCTTCTATATTCTCACATTTATTGATAGTTAAATCACCCTCACAATATGTAATTAATTCTAAACTTTTAAAATTAACCCAGTTACCAAAATAACTAGCATCTTCATTAGTATCTATTTGTGCAAATCCTTTTTTAAAACTACAAATATCATAATCAAATATGTATCTGTCAGAATTGCAAAATGTTTTTTGAGTTTTCATAATTTTAATTAATAAAGTGATAAAAAAAGGTTGATAATTATATCAACCCGTTATGAGCATGTATACATTTTTCAGATGCTAAATCAAAACGATAACCGTTAAGACTAGATTCTATTTTGTTATACTTACTATCCTTTTGTTTATCCCAATTGGGATGCTTTAACTTATATTCTGTTAAAGCTTGTAATCCTTGCTTATGTAGTAACTCTACATTATCAAGAATATCTGAGAAAATTTCTTCCATAGTTTTTAATTAATAAATAAATAAATATATATATAATTATATATCATTTATTAAATTTTGTACATAAGAATTTCTATTCTTAATATCTTCTAGTTGTTGACTGTTTTCAATAGGCGTATTCCCTATTGAACATATCAAGACTGCTACTAGATAAGCCACAATAAAATAACTTTGCTTCATCGGTTTAATTAATTTGGTTGATAGTTTTTTTGTTTATTCCCTTAAGTATGTTCTTAAGGATGTTTTAATTGAAAAGGTTGTATCTATCACAATAGATAGAATACAACCCTTGTAGTAGCTTAGAGAGTGCTTAAATATTAATCTAATAAGATAATATCTAAAAAGTTTTGAACTCTCCATCTATTTAATTCTTCAATGATATCCCATGAATCTTGAGATTCTGAACGATACAATTGAAAATATTTATTTTTAGATTTACTCTCAACTTCTTTAAAATTAATTTTAAGATGTTCAAGAATAACCTTGTTTGCTTCCCTTGCCTTAACGACTTGGTGCATATCAATCAAAGATTTGATCATGTGTAATTAAATTTTCTAGGTACTAGATAAGTTTGTTTCTTATCTATATATATATTATAGCATAAAATATAAGATTATACAACTATATAGACTAATATATAAATATCTTTACATATTGTAACAATAGGGGTGGTGTAGCAAATGTTACAAATTTATGTGCATACGCGGGGAACCTAAATATATATTGGTTAACTTTTTGGTTCTATACGAATAGCTAATTCAGGAGCTTGGATATTAACGGTTTCAACGGATTCACCAACTACTTTACCTAGAGAATCTAGGATTTGAGCTGCGGTTTGAAGTTGACCTTTTTTGACGGCTTTATTAAAGAGTCTCATACGCATAGCTTGGAGACGAGGAATCATTTTATCTCTTTCTTTAAGCCAATCTTGATCATTCCATTCTTTAACTTTATTCCAATCAGCCCAACCTGTAGTTTCAGAGATGCCTTCAATTTTAGAATGTTCTATTACAAGTTGACGAGTAGTTTTACCTTCAAGTTGTTTTGAGTATAGACGTTGGCAACGAGCTTCTATAACTACTCTTGGGTTAGAACCTGTATATTTTTGAACACGAGGTTTACGTTGAGGAGCAGTTAGATCGTAATTAAGATTGTTAATGAAAGATTCAGTCACGGACTTAGTCTTGTAGGGGGTTAATATTTCGATGATAGCCTTAAAAGTATAAAAAAGGCTAGAAAATGAGTAATATTATGAAAAAAAGGGTTTTATGAGTCTAAATGAGGTGAGTTTAAGGTATGCACAGGGAGAGGTGTTCAATAGTGAGAAGAGGTTTAGGGTATTGGTTGCTGGAAGAAGGTTTGGAAAGAGTTATTTAAGCTGTATTGAGTTATTGAGGGGAGCTATTAGCAGACCAGGGGAGGTATATTTTTATTGTGCTCCTACATATAGGATGGCAAAGGATATTGCATGGAAGGAATTAAAGAGATTAGTGCCTAAGACATGGGTGCAAGCTAAGAATGAGACAGATTTAAGGTTGGATTTGATAAATGGATCGAGTATTGAGTTGAAGGGAACAGAAAATGCGATGGCATTGAGAGGAAGAAGTTTGGCAGGGGTTGTTTTAGATGAAGCTGCATTTATGGATAAAGACGTATGGGCAGAAGTTATAAGACCTGCTTTAGCTGATAAACGGGGATGGGCTTTATTTATCAGTACACCTGATGGTACTGCGAGTTGGTTTTATGATATGTGGTGTTATTGCGGAGAAAAGGAGTGGGATGATTGGGATCGGTGGAGTTTTACAACAGTAGAAGGGGGTAATGTTAAGTCTGAAGAAGTAGAAGCAGCTAGGACACAATTAGATGCGAGAACATTTAGACAAGAATTTGAGGCTAGTTTTGAGAATTTAACTGGATTAGTTGCTATAAGTTTTGGTGATGACAATATTGATAAGACTGTAGAAGATTTACATATGATGCCCTTGTTATTGGGTTTAGATTTTAACGTTGATCCTATGGCTGGGGTTTGTGCTATTAAACACGATGATACACTATATGTCTTCGATGAGATTATGCTGACAGGAGGTGCTACTACTTGGGATTTTGCAGAGGAGGTTATTAGAAGATATGGAATTGATAGGAGGGTAATTGCTTGTCCTGACCCTACGGGTAGTGCTAGAAAAACCAGTGGAATTGGTGTTACTGATCATACGATTTTAAGAAGGAATGGTTTTACTGTTATGAGTCCTAAATCACCTTGGAAGATCAGAGATAAGATAACTGCTGTTAATACTGCTTTATTAGATGCTGATAATACTAGAAGGACATTAATTCACCCTAGATGTAAAGAGTTAATAAAATCACTTAGAACACTTACATATGCCCCCAATACAGGTTTACCTAATAAGAACTTAGGTGTAGATCATGCTTTTGATGCTTTTGGTTATTTATGTTTGCAGCAATTTAACCTTGCAAAACCAGAGACACTAGGTCAAACTTCGTTTAGAATATATTAAGATACGCTTTTTTATCATGCCGATGGGAAAAGGAACCTATGGTTCTAAGGTTG